TGAAAGTTTAGACAATCTTGATGCTACTATTCTACCAAACTTTACTGGTGTTAATGCTACAACAGCGGCAAACTACTCTACTATTCTAGCACAGAAAAGCACGATTCAAACACAAGCAATACAGTATGCTAATCTGTACGGTCCTTCATCTTACGATAGAACTAGATGTCGCAGAGACATAGGGTTTATTGTTGACGGTCTAACCTTCGATATATTATATGGCGGTTCACACGCCATGGTTATAAACTCTCGTGCATACTTTGTTGGTGCTGCCAGTCAATTAAACCCTGGTGAAGTTGCGGCAACAATTGCAACATACGAGCATATGAGAGACATTATTGGACAACTTCTCACCAATAATCTTACAAGTAATGTTACTACTACTTCAGCATATGGTCCTAACGAGACTGGTAACTCCGGTCAGTATGCAACTTCAACAGAATCAACCATTATTGCTACGCTGATTGACGACCTCTTAGTTGCCACTTTAGTTGCTGGTAATACTGACAGTCTGCCGACTGAAGTTGATCCTATTCTATCAAGTCGTGGTGTAAGTGTAGAGTTACGAAACGCGATTGCCGCAGTCAAGAAAGATCAGGACTTCATTGTTCTTCAGTCCGTAAAGTCTGCTAAGAATACTGGTGACACTACAATCTTCTTGAAGTCTGGTGATTATACAATAAACAATCCTATCAAGTTACCGCCTAAGACAGCAATCGTTGGTGATAACTTGAGAACAACAACTGTGCGACCTAAGAGTGTTGACTCTGATATGTTCTATATGGACAACGGTTGTTTCATCAAAGATATTACTTTCCGAGATCATCAGAACTTCGCTGCCTGTGTAGCATATGATCCTAAAGTAGAAAGTGCTGGCGCTGGACCATTCATCGTTCAATCACCATATGTTCAGAACTGTACATCTATTACCAACGATGGTATCGGTATGAAGATTGACGGATCTAAATGTTCTGGATTGAAGTCGATGGTATCAGACGCATTCACTCAGTACAATGCCGCTGGTATTGGTACTTACTTGTTGAATCGTGGTTACGCACAGTTAGTATCAATCTTTACAATCTCAACTCAGACTTCTATTCTTGCTGAAACTGGTGGACAATGTTCTATTACGAACAGTAACTCTTCGTTTGGTGATTACGGACTGATTGCTCGTGGTAGTTCTCAAGTACTATATGACGGCAATCTTGATTCAGCAAAACTTCTGTATGATGACACCATTCGTATTTCAGGAGTGATAAATAGAGATAGTGCTGATTACTTCGGAACTGTAGGACAAACTAAGTTGCCTAACTACGGTGATGCAATGAAGTTTGACAGTGAAGAATATTTCTACACAGTGTTGGGTGTTGATTCAGTCGGTGGCGGTATGTACGACATTGCATTCGAACCTGGACTGAATAGTAACAAGAAAGCGAATCAGCAGATGACTTTCAGACAGCGATCTGTTATTACATCATCTTCTCACACCTTTGAATATGTTGGATCTGGAACTAACACGTTTACTGCTATTCCTCAGAATGGTGGTATACCAAGACCAGAAAGAGAAGTAGTATATGACTCAGCAACAAACGAAGGTTTAGTAGTATTTACATCGACGGATCAGTTAGGCGACTTTAGAATTGGTTCTCAATTGACAATCAAAAGACAGGAAGGTAGAATTGTAGGTGAGACGTTTGAACGATCTCTATACGCTATTCTAACTCCATATATTCTAGCACTAGAAGGTTAAAGAAAAATGGCAACTCCACTCAATACGTTTAAGTCAACCTCTATTACTGTTGCAGGTAAGGATACGTTTACTGGCGATAGCGATGTAGTCTATACTTCGCCCAACGGAATCACTGCGATTGTGTTGATGGCGCAGGTAGCGAATATCGACTCCGCTGGTACTGGTGTCTATGAGATTTCTATGAGATCCGCGCTGTCTTTGGCAGCACCAGCAGTTCACTTGATTAAAGGTTATCGAGTGCAGGCGCGTGATGCGGTAAGTCTTATCACAGGCAAATTGATTATTGAAGAAAACGGTGTTATCCGATGTTCAACTAATGCAACGGGTGCTGGCAAATTGCAATTAACTCTAAGTTATCTGGAATCATTAAATGGTTAGTACAATAAGCGTTTCGAGTACTTCGCTTTCTGGTGGTGTATCAACCAGACCAGTAGGAGATCTTGATTCAGGCAGATATGAGTATATTACTCTTGATCAGGTAGAACCTAGTCCTGGTAATCCGACAACTGACGGTCAAGTACTTACGTCTACCGCTAGTGGTATTCGTTCTTGGGGTGATATATCTTCACTTACACTAAATGCACTTAACTTCACATCATTAGATTCGGGTGATACAAGTGATTTCTACGCTCTATTCGTAAAGAATAATCCTTTTGATGGTCAGACTGATAGTGTTGTTGTTCGTAAGATTGGTGCAGGTGCATTTGCTGACACAGCAAACGAGACCCTAGCAACTGTAACCGCACGAGGCGACAGCACACAAGTCTACTCGTACTTCTACGGTGGACTATATGCTGACAGTGTAGTAATTAATGGTAATCTTACTGTTAATGGTACACAAACAATTCTGAACACCGCAACATTAGAAATCGATGATAAGAATATTGTCATTGCTCGAGGCGCAACAAACAATGCCGAAGCAGAAGGCGCGGGTATCACTGTTGCTGGATCAAATGCTGGTATCACATACGCATCGACAGATAACTCCTGGAACTTTAACAGACTAACTAAATTTGAAGCGGGCATTGCAGTAGTTGGACCATCACTATTTGATTCAGCAACCTTCGACAATGATGTTGTAATTAACAACACAGATGCATCCGTTACCGCTACATTCGGTCTATTCTTAGAACCAACAACAAATAGAATTGTTAGACGAACTATATCAACTGATATTCTTGACGGTACTGTCAACTTAACACAAGTTACATCAACAGACGAAGACAGAACATTCTATCCAACATTTGTTAGTGTACTAAATGGCGGAGATAGTGCAAAGGTTGATAGTGCATTATCATATAACGCCTCTAGTAATAGACTTACTCTAGGCAATCTATCTTTAACACAAATCGATCTGGATCAAGAGACTGATAATGTACTTGTATTATCTTCTCAAGATTCTATATCATACCGTGTATTAGGCGATCTTGCATATCTTGATTCAGAGCAAGACACACTACAGTCTGTGACCAGTCGAGGTTCTACTAGTACAGATAGTGTCACATTCGCAGGCGTAACGGTAGAGGGTGATCTCGAAGCGAGTCGTTATTTTGATGGATCAGCAAGACAGTTAGTAATTTATGACTCTGCAGGTGCTACCATCTGGGGCGCATAAATAAACAGATAAACTTTGGAGTAACAAATGGCATCGCCAGATTCAAGACAAGATTTAATCGACTTCGCCCTACGTAGATTGGGTGAACCTGTAATAGAAATCAATGTTGATATAGATCAAGTTGAAGATAAGGTCGATGACGCTCTTCAGAAATACCAAGAGTTTCATAGCGATGCTACTCTCAGAACTTATATCAAGCATGAAATAACTGCGACAGACGTAACTAATGGATACATTCCTTTAAGCGCAAGTGTACAGTGGGTGAAGAGATTGTTTCCTCTGAACTCGTCGTTTGGTTCAGGCAGCAATATGTTTGATCTAAAGTATCAGATGTTTTTAAATAACATGGCAGACTTCTATAGTTTTGCGGGCGATCTATCATACATATATCAGATGGAACAATATCTGAGTATGATCGATCAACAACTGAACGGCATGCCACAAGTGCGCCACTCGCGTAGACAGCAACGTCTATACATCGATGGTGATCTTGCTGACGGTGATATTAAAGCAGGTGATTTTGTTATTGCTGAAGTATATCAGATTATTGATCCAGAAGTACACTTGAGCATATGGAATGATATGTTCATGAAAGATTATACCACGCAGTTAATCAAACAGCAATGGGGCGTGAACATGTCCAAGTTTGAAGGAATGCAATTGCCGGGTGGTGTTACTATTAGTGGTCGTCAATTGTACGAAGACGCGACTGCTGAAATCGAGAAACTTGAAGAGAAACTACGTCTCGAACAAGAACTCCCAGTTGACTTTCTGATAGGATAACATGGCAACTAATCTTTACTTCTCACAAGGCAGAAAGTCTGAACAGACTCTCTATGAAGATATCATTATTGAGTCTTTGAAGATGTATGGTCAGGACGTTTACTATGTCCCGCGTGAACTAGTCAACAGAGATACTATCTTTGGTGACGATAGCACCTCACGATTTGACAATGCTTATCGTATAGAAATGTACATCGAAGGCGTTGAAGGATTTGATGGCGAAGGTGACTTGTTCGCTAAGTTTGGTGTAGAGATTCGAGATGCTGCCACATTCATTATGGCAAGGCGTCGATGGTTGAATACTGTTGCTTCTATCGAGAATACATTAGAAGAACCTTTCTATCGCCCAAGAGAAGGCGATCTAATTGTTTTAACATTGTCTAACTCAATATTTGAGATTCAGAAAGTAGAAGATGAGACACCATTCTACCAGTTAAAGAATCTTCCTGTGTTCCGTATGCGATGTGAATTGTTTGAATACAATGATGAAGACTTTGATACCGGCGTTGAAGAGATCGATGCTATTGAAACTGTACATGCTTATACGTCAACTCTGATATTTGACGAGACTACATTTACTACAATAGGCACTAAGTTTGAAATTGGCGAAGAGATATCACAGGTCAATGCAACTTTCACTATGAAAGGAGAGATTGCTAACATTGATGCATCTGTTCCAGGAACATATAAAGTGTATGTCGCACATGGTGGTGCTTCTGATGGACTCTATCATAGTTGGGCAGCATCGTTACCTGTAGTAGGACAGACTTCTGCAATTAGTGAAACACCAACTTCAGTTGCAGGCGAGAACTTAGAAATTGGCAATCAGAATGCAATCTTTGATACTGTTGCGACAGACTTCATTGACTTCTCTGAGTCTAATCCATTCGGAGATCCAGTATAATGTTAGGTTCACATTTCTATCATCAAAGAATTAGAAAAGCAGTTGCCGTATTTGGTTCATTGTTTAATAACATAAATGTCATACGTAAGAATAGCGCAGGCGAAGTTATTAGTCAAGTAAAAGTTCCATTATCATATGCACCTAAGCGCGACTTTCTCACACGCATGGACAACATGCTTAACGGTGAGGTAAACGAAAGACAGATTGCATTAAAACTACCAAGAATGTCATTCGAAATCGTAGCAATGAACTATGATCCAGTAAGACAATTACCTAAGATGAACAACTGTGTTAAAGCGCCAACAACTTATACTGGTTCAGCAACACAACTATACACACCTGTTCCATATAATGTTAACTTTCAGTTGAACGTGTATGGTAAAAGTCAGGATGATGTATTACAAATTATCGAACAGATTCTACCTTATTTCACACCACAGTATACTGTAACAGTAAAACCTTTATCGGAGTACGATGTCAAGGAAGACACCCCCATAACATTACAGGGTATAACATTCTCTGACGATTATGAAGGTCAGATAGAGAACAGACGTTCAATCATATATACACTTGATTTCGAAATGAAGATTAGTTTGTATAAGGGTGTTGCGGCAACAGGTGCTATTATAACAAGTGCTGATATTGGTGTCAAAGACTTAGATGGAAATGACTTGTTCACTACATCCGTAGTAGGCAATGTCGTAACAGGCACAAGCGGCACACTATTGAATGAAGATGGCGGCAACATACTAACAGCATTTAAGATTACTAATGCTCAAAGCAAAGTCAACACATTTACTATAGGCACTGCTCCGACAAACGGTACTGCAACTGCAAGTCTCGGCACATCTATTACAACACGAACAGGTGCAAACAACGCCACTGGTAATTGGACATATACTCCTAATCCAGACTTCTCGGGTTCTGACTCATTCGTACTTTCTGTGAATATGGCAGACGGAACAAAGTTCGATCAAACTATCAGCGTTTCAGTAACTAATGCTGTTGATGATGCTATTAATGTCACTGCATCAATTAACACTGGTGATGCATTGTATATTGACATTGATGCGGGTGCTAACGATACGTTCGAATCTAGTTCTATTGTATACACAATACCTGCAGGTGGAGCACCAGTTAATGGTACAGTATTGATAACAGATTCAGCGAACGGAATAATTCGTTATACTCCTACTAGTGGTTTTGCAGGAGTTGATATATTTACATACAGAGTAACACCCAATACGGGACAGACAGAAACTGCAACAGTTACAATAACTGTGACGTAAAACACTATAAATAGAATTATAGAAACATATTCTGAGGAATAACAATGGCAGGCGTAAAGATAACAGATTTAGACTCGGCAGTCGGAGCACCGGCGAACGATGACGTTCTAATCATAGTGGATGTTAGTACTAACCTTACTAAGCAGATCAAAGCGAGTGACTTACTCCTCGGACAAACTGCTAACCAATCAAACACTGTATTGGTTACTAACGATGTAAGTTCTACTGAGACGAAAGTGTTCTTCGGTAATGGTCCTGATGATTCATATGATTCAGTTCGATCGAGTGGTTCTCTTACTTATGATGCCTCGACAGGAAATCTTAAAGCACTATCATTCGAAGGTGATGGTTCTGCACTAACGAACTTGCCTACTAACGATCAGGTTGTTAATGCTGTTGATGCAGGCACAGATGCTAATCCATATTTTCTAATGATTCGCAACAGTGCGACTGGACTAGACAGCGTACATACTCAGAGTAACTTAACATCTAACCCAAATACAGGTGTATTAACTTCTCCTTTCTTTGCTGGTGACGGTTCGCTGTTGACAGGTGTTCTTGCTGATAGTGCGACAAATGCTGATAGTGCAAACTTTGCTACCGAAGCGACTCATGCTCTATATGCTGACAGTGCTACAACGGCAGCAAGTGCTTTATTCGCTCTACTTGCAACTCGTGCAGTTAATGCAGATAGTGCGACCGTCGCCACGTCCTCTTTGACTTCTGCTCTTGCTACATTCGCTCTTGCTGCTGACAGTGCTACAAACGCAAGTAATGCAGTTCAGGCACAATATGCTGACACTATTGTTACTACTACTGCCGCCTCCCAGACAACTTTATATCCTTTCATGGGTACTGCTCAGACTGGATTACAAGCAACTCTTGCCGCTAATGCCGCATTAACATATAACGCATCGAATGGTAGATTGTCTTCTACTGCATTTGCGGGTGATGGTTCTTTACTTACTAACTTACCCATTCCTGGTGGTGGTAGTATTGCTAATGCATTGAATGTACTTCCGTCTGTTGTTGATGCTTCACACTCCATTCTATTCGTTCAGAGTGCGACTGGTGTAGATAGTGTAAACACAGATGCGGGTATACTATACAATCCATTCAGCAACTTATTAACTGCTGGCGCTTTCTCTGGTGAAGGTAAACTACTCACAGAAGTGCCTGCAACAAAGATTAACTCTAACTTTAATCCTACTACTGGCACTCAGTATATAATGTTGAAAGCATCTCAGACGGGTTCTGACAGTGTGTCAACAGATGGTGGTATTGTATTTGATGCCGCAACTAATACACTAACTGCTACAAATCTTGCTGGTAATGGTTCGAACATAACAGATGTAGCGGCACTCTCTGCTACTAACGCTGCCAACGTAGCAGTTAGTACGATCAATGATAGCGCAACATACTATGTGCATCTTGGGTCGGCAGCATCTGGTAATGATAACACTAACGTGGATCTCAATCTAACATACAATCCTTTGCAGAATCTATTGAATACCGGTATCGCGTATACTACAGATAGCGCAGGATTATGGAATGGTGCGGCACCCACAACTCTTGACTCAGCAGTCAATCGATTTGCGATATTACTTAAAACATTAAACGGTCAAGTAGGCGCTTAACACTAAGTCTAAATAACAGAAAGTATTTGAGGAAGAATAGAAATGGCAGATATTAAGATATCGGCACTACCAGTATTAACAGTATCAGTCGATTCGGATGTTATTGTTATTAATGATGTAAGTACTGGAACGACAAAGAAGATTACCCGAGGACTCTTGCTTTCACATCTGGCAAAGAACATTCGGGATTCTGCTGATGGCGGTATTGTTATTCCATTAGGCGATCTTACTATCGCTAACGAACTTATCGCTGGTGGTGATATCTCCACTTCTGGTACAGTCAAATTTGGCATTCTGCGCGATTATGTTAATAGCACATATGCAACTTCAATAGTTGACTCTGCCGGTGGATTATCTCTTACGGACAGTGCTTTGGCGACATCAGGAGCGATTGTTGCTTATGTAGCATCTCACACATCAGAATTGATTAAAGTTGATTCTTCTGGTTCAACAATCACTGCATTATATCCAGTAATGACAAGTGTTGTTGCGGGCGACGATAGTGCAAGAACTGATACTCAACTATCCTACAATCCACAAACTAATATTTTAACTGCGGGTTCTTACTCTGGTTTAGGTAACTTACTTGGTTACACTACAGATAGTGCAGGACTATGGACTAGTCCAGCACCAACAAATGTTAAAGACGCAATAGATAGACTAGCACTAGCAGTGAAAACGCTGAATAGTGGAAATGGTGCATAATGCATAAAGGTTTTATCGACAAGAGAAGAAGACATGTCAATCTGCGTAAAGATCAGATTGAAAGTGTTTTGCCCGAGCATTTTAGTTCCGCTTATCCTAAATTCATAAAACTTCTTGAAGAGTATTATGAGTGGCAAGATACATACAAACCAACAGAACTTCTCAATCATCTATTCGCTTCTCGTGACATTAACGAGACAGACGTTACTCTACTCTCCTTTATTGAAGATGAGTTACTTCTTGGCGAGAATTACTTCGAAGGTTTTGGACAATCAGAGGCAGAGAAACGTGCTGCCGCAAACTTCTCTAGTACATTGTTTCGTGCTAAAGGATCTAAGTTTGCTATTGAATGGTTCTTCAGATCGTTCTATGGTTTGGACGCTGAAGTTCTTTATCCTAAAGAAGACATCTTTAATGTATCTGACACAAAATCGCGAATTGGTCCGGACTATCTAAACTTCTTAACCGACGATAAACTGTATCAGACATATGCTCTGCTTATTCGTGTAGGTATTCCTATCTCACAATGGTCAGAAGTATTTAAGAAGTTTGTGCATCCTGCAGGAATGTATCTCGGCAGCGAAGTTCTACTTGCCACTAATGATCTTAGTATCATGAATTTACCCAGTGATAGTGCAGTAGCAAGAACCTCTATCTCATACTCACTCGCCAATGACGGTCCTACTAACGAAGGCGAAACAACAACATTCACACTGACTGGTAATAATATACCCGAAGGCATTGACGCTGTGTATGCGTATGTCGAGCATGGTTCAACTACTGACTCAGACTTTCCACTCAATGCATTCATAACACCTGCATATTCTAATTTGCCCGCAATCACCAGTAAAATACCATTGTTTGGTGATAGTGCTGGTCCTCGATTAATAAACGTCAACAATTCTACTGCAACTTTCACATTAAGAAGTTGGATTGATAGTGATGCTGCCGGTTCTTCTAGCGACAACTACACGCTGAAAGTAATTGATCGAGATGGTAGAAACTTAGAAAGTGCTATTATTACTATTAATAACTCTGCGCCTTCATATACTTTAACACCCAGTTCTGCTACGCCTAATGAAGGTGATGTGATAACATTCACAGTCAACGGATCAAATGTACCTTATGACGGATCTACCGAACTATACTATCATGTAGTTCATGGCGACACCAACGATGCTGATTTCACAGTTGCTCCACAGCAAGTTGCTGATCTTCAGAGTGCGTTGTCTTTGGTAACTATATCAGGTAGCACCGGTTCGTTCTCACTTAAAACTGTTATCGATCAGGCATCCGATGATGACGAAGAGTTTACTGTTAATATCAGAGATGTGAATCAGACAACAGTGGCAACAACAACAGTTTCCGTACAACAAGTAGCGAGTGCATTCACAGTTTCAGCAGAAGATATTGTAGAAGGCAACTCACTTGTTCTTGCTATCACAGTAAACACATCAGAGACTGGTGATTCTTTAACTTACACTATTACTAATGCTGATGGAAGAATTTCTCCTCTGACGGAGACATTTACTGTACCCGCAGAAGGCAATGGAGTATTCACTAAAGTTATACCTACTACTGTTAGTGATTTATATCAAGGAACTGTAACTCCTACTGTCAGTATAACTAATAACGTATCTAATGCTACTACAACAACAACCTTTGTGATGACAGACGTTGCGCCTACATGGGGTATGAATTCTAGTCCAGAGTTCGCGGTCGAAGGTACTACAATCACTTTCTCAGTAGACGGAACAAATATTCCTGATCCTACTACTGTATGGTTTGAAATACTTCACGGTACAACTGTAGATGCAGATTTCACAACAACACCTCCGCAGACAGGTTCACGTTCATCAACTGCTATTAGTGATCCAGGCGATACTGTCTTTCAGATTACTGTTGCTTCTGATTCTGAAGTTGAGGATGAATCATTCACTGCGCGTCTATATGATGCTCAGACGGGTGGTAATCTGTTAGCGTCACTGTCTTACGTGATACAAGGTACTAACACTTCATATGCTTTATCGCCTAGTACATCTTCTGCGAATGAAGGTAGTCAAGTTACATTCACATTCACGACTAATCAACCAGACGGAACATACTATTGGTGGATTCCTACAGGCAGTTCGATACAAGCGGCAGACTTTTCTAGTGCGATAGGTTCAAACACCAATAGAAGTTCGTTGGTTGTGACTGGCGGTACTGGTACTATTGCTGTCGCTTTGCTTAATGATGCGCTCACCGAGGGCACAGAATCATTCAGTGTTCTTGTTTCTGATTCTAACAATTCAAGCGTACCTCCTGTTGTGTCTAGTGGAACTGTCACTGTAACTGATACGTCCGTAACAAACTATTCCGTTACATCTAATAGTCCTGTTGAAGGCAGCACTCTGAATATAGTGATTTCTGCGACTAACCAAACTAGTCCAAACAGCGAGACACTGTATATCGAGGTTACTGGATCCGCAGTAATTGGTAGAATACCTACGCAACAACTTGCATCATCTAGTAGTTCCGCAACTCGAAATATATTTCTGAGTACAACTTCTAGTACTACATATCAAGGCACTTCAGTCGGTGGAATTACTGTTTCACGTGGTGGTTATGCGTCCGCATCCGGCACAGTAATAGCATCTACAACATTCAATCTAGTCGATCAAGCACCAGCAATGACAGTTACTCCTAATGCTACGACTGGTCAAGAAGGTTCTACGATAATATACACTATTGGAGGATCTAATATTCCTCCGGGCACATACTACTGGCATGATCCTGCAATAATTAAAACACTTGACTGTCCAAATGGTCGAAGTGCGGGCACCTCACAGATCGATCACCAAGGTCCTTCAAATTCTGGTTTAGATTTACAAGTAGGAATGTCAACTGATGACGCTGCCCTACCGGGTACAATCACTAGTATAATCAATACTAGCGGCACTGCTGGTTATGTCACAATGTCAGAACCTACAACTAGAGCGACAGTTACAGGCGAACATATAAAGTTTGCTTTCCCGGCGGATTGGGGCGATGCGACCGAACTATATGGCACTGTAGCAGTATCAAGCAATGCGGGTACCTTTAATTTAGCAACACTGGTGAATAGTGATCATTTCGATGATGTCTGGAATATTAGAGTCTTCAATAACGAATTTTCGTATAATGAATATCTTGGCGCCAATCTTGGACTTGCTACTGCTGCAACAGTTACTATTGCAGATACTACTCCAGTAACTGTAAATTTAGAATACAATACTAACGATGTACTTGAGGCAAGTTTCTTTAATTTAAACGGAAATCCGCAAACTACAACTCTAATGACTGAGTACAATCATACTGGTCAAGGAATTGTATGGAAGAATTTTCAACCACATTATGCATCGGGCGGTACTATTTATGAAGATTTTGGTGATCCAGAGTATGATGATAACTGGATTCTTCCTATCGCGGCGAGATCCGATTACATTGGTTCAAATTACCAGATGAATGTTAGATTTTATAATGATTCACAAAGAACTATTCCGACTGTACCTAATCAACAAACTGGTGGTTCAAGTGGTTATTCATACGTCTATGGACAGCGTTATGTGAATGGTGTAGAAGTTGCCGCATGGGACAATACTTCGACTCAATGGTGGGTGGTTGGAACATCTACACAAAGTGGTGTACACTATTATCGACATATTGCTCAGACAACACCGTCAGGCGGCCAAGATGCTCTTGTCGTTAATTCAAGATGGGTAACAGTAACTATTAAAGAATATAATGGAACTCTTGGTACAGGCACAACGGTTTTGACATATAACTATCGATCTAGTGTTAGTGCCTACACCAGCACTTTTAACGGAATTTAATTATGAATAATATAGATGTAAATGATTTAGTATACGAGCGAGATCCAGTCGAAACACACATTTGGCGAGTGTATGTTAATGATTCTTCAGGCAATTTGATTATGAATGCTCCTGCGATATTGAATGCAGACGGCACTATAAATTACGAAGATTCATATACATCTCTTAATGAATTTATTAAACATGAAATCTGGACTTCTTATAGAGAACAGATTCCTAGCGGTGACAACCCTGCCTCTAACGTGTATGTTAATGGTCAAATAAAAAGAGTAGATTATTTAATTCATGAAACTGAAGGTCAAGAACTTGTTGGTATTATTGAGGCACGTTTCCCCGCATATGATCTTGAAACCTCTAATTTGAATGTGGTAGGCAGTTACGGTCCATATAGACCACCATATACTGCGGCATCGTCAATCAGTTTCTATGATATGGAGATGTTCACTGATCCAGCAACGGATTTTGCTAATGTTAATCAATACGTACATAGACGACCTCCACATTCAAGATACAATGTAGACTTAAACGTATATACAATGTTGATGCCTTGGTTCGGTTACAAGTTTAACCTTGATGATGACACTGTGTCAATGAAGATTGTTCACCGAAATAGAATACCTTCAGTCACCTATCCTCCCGAGGTGAGTGACCAACGTAGTGTATATTATGCTAGAATACACAACGAAGATGGCATTATAGATAACATGAACGATATGTTTTTCGATGCGTATTGGCAAGATGTGCAAGCATATTGTACTGAACATGATTTAGATTATCCGATACCCGAAGGTGTTGATGCTACTCGTGTTCTTGTTTGGGGTGTTGTATTTAATGGTACTACCGGTGTACCGGTGATGGTAAAAGGATATGAAAGCAGAGATGTCGTTCCAACTTGATACAACTGAAATAGATAAGAAATTCTGGGATAAAGCAAACGAAGAATTGAGTATCGCCAAGCAGAAATATGTCGATGTCCGTATTGAACAACTTGCTGAAGAGCGAGATAAGAATACAGATACATATGACATAGCGTGGTATAATCGACTCATCGAAGAATTGACTTGGGCACAACAAATGTCTGAGCGAAAGAGATAATATATGGCAGAACATGATAACATTGATGCAGACTATAACACCTCTCGTGACACATACAACGATCTGATTGAGAAAGGTCGTGAGTCTTTAGAGTTGATGATTGAAGTTGCTCGTGAGAGTGAACATCCTCGGGCATTCGAAGTTCTTTCTGGCATGATTAAAAACATATCTGATGTTAATGATAAGTTGATGGACTTGAATAAGAAGTATAAGGAAGTCACCGCAACTACTAAACCCGCTTTAGACGCACCTAGTACTGTTACTAATAATAATGTATTCATTGGCAGTACAACAGACTTACAGCGAATGCTGATTAAGAATGCCGAAGAGCAAAAGGTAATTAATGTCGTTCCAGACGAACCTCAATAGCGGCACATCCTATCTCGGTAATCCTAATGTAAAACGTGACGGCGTATTACAACAATGGACTGAGTGGGAAGTCATGGAGTACGCGAAGTGCAGTAATGATCCTGCTTACTTTGCTCGTACTTACATTAAGATTATATCATTAGATGAAGGTCTTGTAAACTTTAATCTATATGATTATCAAGAAAATATGTTTGATCACTTTGGTGCACACAGATTCACTATCGTGCTTGCTTGTAGACAGTCAGGCAAATCTATATCATCTGTTGTATACCTTTTATGGTATGCGCTCTTTCATCCAGAGAAAACGATTGCTGTTCTAGCGAACAAAGGAGCAACCTCTCGTGAAATGCTACAGCGTATTACACTTGCTCTTGAGAATCTACCGTTCTTTCTGCAACCAGGTTGTAAAGCACTCAATAAAGGTTCTATTGAATTTTCTAATAATAGTCGAATTATTGCCGCTGCTACTAGTGGGTCTTCTATTCGGGGTATGTCTGTTAATCTGTTGTTTCTCGATGAGTTTGCTTTCGTTGAACGCGCTGCTGAGTTCTATACTTCAACGTATCCAGTTGTCTCTGCGGGCAAAGATACAAAAGTTATCATCACCTCAACCGCCAACGGAATAGGTAATACATATCACAAGATATGGCAGGGTGCAACTCAGAAAGTTAATGAATATAAACCATTCACCGTAAACTGGTGGGATGTACCTGGACGAGACGAAGAGTGGAAGCGACAGACTATTGCGAACACTTCGCAGTTGCAGTTCGATCAAGAGTTTGGTAACACCTTCTTCGGAACAGGTGATACGCTGATTAATGCTGGTTGTCTATTAGACTTGAGAGCAATTAATCCTATACAGATACTAGAAGGCGGTGATTGCCTCGTATATAAAGAACCTGTACAAAGTCACGAATATATCATGACTTGTGATGTGAGTAAGGGAAGAGGTCAGGATTATTCTACATTTACATTAATCGATATTACTACAAGACCTTTTCAACAGGTATGTGTATATCGCAACAACAATATCTCTCCATTACTCTTCCCTGACATTATATATAAATATGCGAAAGTCTACAATGAAGCGTATGTTATAGTCGAGTCAAACGATCAAGGCACTGTAGTGTGTCAAGGTCTGTATCACGACTTAGAGTACGAGAATGTCCATGTCGAATCTGCTACTAAAGCAAATCGAATTGGTGTTGAAATAACCCGTAAGTCGAAGCGACTAGGTTGTTCTGCTATCAAAGATATTCTTGAAGAGAACAAGTTAGAAATCGTCGATGAGAATACTATCTTTGAGATGTCCACGTTTACAGCACAGGGACAATCTTATGAAGCATCAGATGGTAATCACGATGACTTGATGATGAATCTAGTGATGTTTGGTTACTTTGTATCCACACAGTTCTTCGCAGACATGACAGATATCAATTTAAAGCAGATGATGTTCGAAAATCAAGTAAGACAGATCGAAGATGATATCGTGCCCTTCGGTTTTATTGATGACGGCAGTGCTGAAATAGATCGTATTGAACAGTCAGAGAATGATAAACACCAGCAATGGGCAACGTGGGGTAATGATACATATTGAAAATAACAGTATGTATAAATAAAACATTGATATACAACCGTATTATGAATTCTTATCATATGTTTAACTAATAAAGGACAAGACCATGGCATTTATACCATCAGAGTCTCCCAACATTACAGTAAAAGAGTTTGACTTATCAGGTGTTGTTCCTGCTGTCACTTCTTCTACTGGTGCAATTGTTGGCGACTTTAACTGGGGACCTATAGGCGTACCAACAAAGATTTCAAATGAATCTCAATTGGTAGGTGTATTCGGATCTCCTACATTAACAAACGATAGTTCTGTTGTCGATTACTTGACAGCAAGTTCTTTTCTAAAATATTCTACCGATCTCTATGTTGTTCGTGATGCTACTGCTACCGCAGTTAACTCATATGACAGTGATGGAGGCGCAAGCGCACCTACAATCAAGAACGATGATGCTTTCTTGAATACTAAATCAGGGTTAAGTGCAGGCGGACATACGTTCGTTGGCAAACACGCTGGTGTTGTTGGAAACTCAATCGACGTTCAGATTTGTCCTCGCGCAACTACTGATTTATTCGCTACTTGGGCATACAAAGCATCTTTCGATGGACGTCCAGGTACTTCATCTCATGTAGCAGGTTTATCTGCTTCTGGTGATGTTGCTTTTGACGAAATTCACATTGCAGTTATTGATCGTACTGGTCAATTCTCAGGCACTCCTGGCACTGTTCTTGAAGCATTCCCATACGTATCTGTAGCAACTGATGCTAGAACTCCTGAAGGCGCATCTAACTATGCCGTCGATGTAGTCAATGCCGGTTCTGAGTTTGTACGATGTGTAAGTCTGCCCGACGAAGTTGCAACTACTACCACTTCAGTATTATTTACTGCTGCCGTTAATGGCACTGGCACTAAGACTGCTATCGATACCACCATTCTTTCTGGCGGTGCAAACAGTGGAACATTCACTACTGCTGAATATCTCTCTGGATTCAGTTTGTTCGAAGATGTTGATACTATTCAAGTTGACTTTCTCATTGCTCCTGGTGCGCAACTTTCAGCGGATCAAGTAACAGTTGTAAGTAATCTTGTAAGCATTGCTACTGCACGTAAAGATTGTGTTGTTGTAACATCTCCTGCACGTGCTGATGTTGTCGGTGTAGCACCTAGTGCTATAGTAACAAACACTGTCGCTACTGCTAACTTGTTTCCTGCATCTTCTTACTTGATTGTTGATAACAACTATCTTAAAGTGTATGACAAGTATAATGATCAGTATGTTTATATTGCCGCGGCAGCATCGACTGCTGGTGTAATGGCATTGACTGATGATGTTGCGGCACCTTGGTTCTCTCCTGCAGGCAGTCGCCGTGGTCAGTACTATGGCGTAACTAATCTTGCATACTCAGCAACTAAAGCACAGCGTGATACTCTGTACAAAGCAGGCGTTAACCCAATCGTTAATCTGCCAGGACAAGGTATTCTTCTGTATGGCGATAAGACTAAACTAGGTCGTCCATCTGCATTTGATCGTATCAACGTCCGTCGTCTGTTCTTAGGCGTAGAACGTGCAATCAAAGCGGCAGCACAGAACGTAATGTTTGAATTCAATGATGAGTTCACTCGTGCTGAGTTCGTAAACATAGTCGAACCTTTCTTGAGAGAGATTAAGGGTCGTAGAGGCATTACTGATTTTAGAGTTGTATGTGACGAAACAA